CAGCAGCTACTACTCTTCCAAGTGCTACTACAATTACTCCTACAAAAGCTATTACGTTTGTTAGTGGTACTACTGCTGTAGTTACCATTACTGTTCCTAGTAACTTTACGGGAGCTGGTGGTTCTGTTACTTTGATTCCTACAGGTATCTTTACTTGGACTACTGCTGGAAACATTGCTCTTGCTGGTACAGCCGTTGTCAACAAAGCCTTGACAATGACCTACGACTCTGGAACTACTAAGTGGTATCCCAGCTACGTCTAAGATTGGAAATAAATTATGGCAGATACTTACTTCATAGATGGCACTACTCCGATAGTTGCATCATGGCTTAATGATGTAAACAACGTTGTGTATGGTGCGCCTATACAACAGGGTGTGACAATAGCTACGTCTGGTCAAACTGTATTTACAACTCCGTTCTACTTTGTTATTGGCTCTAACACTTTGAATGTGTACATCAACGGCCTTAAACAAGCTGTTAGCTACAGCTACACAGAGACTACTACTAACTCTATTACATTTAGTTCAAGTGTTCCCCTTGGTGCTCTTGTAGAGTTTGTGAGTTAAGCATGTCCTATAAACCAAGATACGATTCTGGTTCTTGGAAAGTCATCTGTGACGAGTGTGGTCGTGAGTTTAAATCTCATGAGCTTCAGATGCGTTGGGATGGGCTCATGGTGTGCAGTGGGGATTGGGAGCCTAGACAGCCTCAAGACTTTGTACATGGTGTAGCAGATATACAAGCACCGCCTTATACTAGGCCAGAGTCAGCGGATACATTTGCATTTGTTTGTACCCCTATTACCTCTCAAGGTATGGCAGACTATGGCACAGCAGACTGTGCTGCTGCGGATATAAACAACCATGTGTTTCCAGAGTGTACGTTTGAGGGCAACAGTTGTGTTACTGACTATGCTATCTCTGGGTGTTCTGTAGCTGGTAATCCTTATCCGGGTGAGGCAGTAACTATCCCACCAGAACCACCCCTGACATACCACTACTGTAGTGCTAGGCACATAGTTGCAAGTGCAGGTTACGCTACAGCAGGTTGTGCTAGGGTCAGTGTTCTCTAAGATCAACTATTAAATATTGGATAAACAATGAGCAGCACCTACAGCGTTGATCGTGATCAAATTATTTCTCTAGCTCTTCGTAAGTTGGGAGTTCTTGAGATTGGGGATGTACCTAGCCCAGACACTATTGCTAATGCAGCAATGTCTTTGAATCTTTTGATTAAACAATTAAGTACAGAAGGTCTACGTCTGTGGAAAAACTCTGAACTTGTTATTCCACTTACCAGTGGTCAAACTAGCTACATCCTAGGTGGGTCTAGCTCTACGTTAATGTATGACACCCAAGCTCCTACGGTAGCTATTACTGATCGACCCCTAAAGGTTATCCAAGGCTTCTACCGTAACTTGCAGACTACTCCGTATATTGATACGCCAGTGATGGTTGTGTCTAAACAGGAGTACAACATCTTAGGCTCTAAGTACTCTACTGGTACAGCTAACACTATCTTCTATGATGTTAAGAAACTTAATGGCTTGTTGTATGTGTACTTAACACCTGATGCTAATGCTCAAACTAATATTCAACTGCACATTGTTGTTCAGCTTCCTTTGGATGATCTTGGTTCTGCTCTAGACGTACCTGACTTTCCTAACGAGTGGATGAATTGTTTAGTGTGGAATCTTGCAGATCAACTAGCTCTTGAGTACGGTGTACCCGTGAACTCTCGACAAGAGATTGGTCAACGTGCTGGTGCTTACAAAGCTTTGTTGTCTGATTGGGATGTTGAGTCTTCTAGTACGTTCTTTAGCCCTGACTTCCGTTCTACTGGCAGCACTGCTTACAGGGGGTAAGCATGGCTACTGAACGTATACCCCTTACACAGCCCATTGAGAGCCGTAACGGCACCTTTGCTAAAGACTCCTACTCTGCTAACTGTGTGTTTGAAACACGGGATCAAAAACGAGAGTTTGTTAAGCGTCCGGGATTAACCTTTGCTGCACAAGTGTTACCCATTACACCCCCTGCTAGTACACCTAGCCAAGGACTAGCAAGCTTCAATGACAAACTTGTATCTGTTATTAATAACACGGTGTACCAAACTAGTCCAAGTACTTATGTCACAACTACGGTAGGTACTACTTCAGCATCTACTAGTCAAAGTTATTTTGTTAGAACCTTCTTAGATGCGTACCTGTTCTTGCACAACAAGATCAATGGGTATCTTTACAAGAAGTCTGACTCTTCCTTTGGTGCTATTACTAACGACAAGGTTGTAAGCATTAGCATTGACAACGAAGGTGTAAACTACAGTACAGGGATTACCCTAACCTTTTCTGCTGGTACTGTTGCAGCTACCCCAACTGTTACTGGTGGGTACATTACTTCTGTACTAGTTACTAACGCTGGTAGTGGACTAGGCTCTGCTCCTACTTGTACTATTGTTAAGCCTGCTACGGTAACTCCTACAGCTACAGGTGCTACAGGGTTCTTTACCATAGTAGTATCTAGTGCTACAGGTATTTACACTGGTATGGGTGTGACTGGGACAGGCATAGCTCCCAATGCTAAGGTAACTAACGTAGCTAGTACTACTGTAACTCTAGATACGATTAACACTGGGGCTGTATCAGGCACTATTACTTTTGCTGACAATGGTTCTAGTGGTGTATTGACACCTAATCTTTGTTCGTTTCCCACTGGCCCTTATGTATCAGGTGCTGTGTTCCTAGACAATTACGTATTTATTGGTACAAGTCTTAACCGTATATATAACTCTAACTTAGGTGATCCTACGTCTTGGAGTGCTATAAACTATCTCACGTTTGAACAGACTACAGATACTCTAGTAGGCATTGTTAAGCACTTAAACTACCTTGTAGCTATGGGTAAGACTAGCTTGCAATTGTTTTACGACAATGCTAATGCTGTTGGTTCTCCTTTGTCTGTAGCACAAAGTTATACCTCTGAAGTAGGTTGTGCTAGTGGAGACAGCATTGTTGCTAATAACAATACTGTGCTGTGGGTAGGTACTACTAAGACACATGGTCGAAGCGTATACCTTATGGATGGTGTTAGCCCTGTTAAAATCTCTACAGATAATATTGACAGACATCTAGAAGCAGATGACATGAGTAAAGTAACTGCTTACTGCTATAAGTTTAATGGCCACACTCTCTATGTACTAACCCTTCACAATACTAATCAAACCCTAGTGTTTGATCTGGATGAAAAGATGTGGTACCAATGGACACAGTACGCTATGGCATCTAATGACCAACCTAATCCCGGTACGTATGTAGAGTCTTACTTTCGTCCTAGCTTTTATGCCGAAGTACTTAGTGTGCCTTATGTGTTGGATGATGACACTGCTGATTTGTATTACTTCAATGTCAATGCGTATCAAGATAACGGACAACCTATCTATTGCCGTACAGTTACGGACATCATGGATAATGGTACTACCAAACGTAAATTCTACGGTAGGCTAGAGATTATTGGTGACAAGGTTGCAGGCACTATGCAGATACGCCATAGTGGTGATGACTACAACTCTTGGTCTAGCTACAGGTCTGTAGACCTTAATGCTTCCCGTTCACAGGTATACCTAAGTGGCTCTGATCGTCGTAGAGCTTGGGAATTCCTTTGTACTAGTAACGTACCACTTCGCCTAGATGCTGCTGAAATTGATTTCAGAATAGGTGAGATGGATCAAGAACAACAAGTTGGTGGTGGACGCTATAGGCGTTAATTAGGAGAACTATATGCCAGATGGAGAAGGTGGTTACGCTGCTACTGGTGGTGAAGCTCGTAGTGGTATGGGCTTTGCTGGAACAGGAAGTGGTCTAGCTGGAAGTGGAGTTGGTGCTGCTGCTACTGGTATGGGTGGCGGTCAGATGGGAGCAAATGCTGGTAGTCCTGCTGCTTCTACATTTTCACCTCAAGCAATAACTTTAGCTAAACTTGCTGGACTTGTTCCGGGGTTTGGAGCAATTGCTGGAATAGCTGGTTTAGGTATGTCAGCAATAAATGCTTTTGGTAGCGGCAGTTCTTCAGGAACAACAGGAGGCGGTATGGGAGATTCAACTAGTGGTTTTGGTGGTGATGGTTGGGGACAAGGCATTAGCAGTGCTTTAAACATTGCTGGTGGTATCAATGCTCTTACTAGCGGAGGTGGTGGAGGTAGCTCTACTCCCGGTGATCCCTTTGGTCAATACCGTGCTGGATTAGCTGCTCAGTATGCAGGTGCTTTACAACCTGGTGGAGCTACTAACATTGAAGCTATGCCGGGATTCACTCAGTTTCAAACTGGTGTTATG